GGTTAAACTCCCCCCCCCCCATATTGTTTGAAGGCTTGGATTAAACATGCTTGTGAATCCTTACCACCTGAAAAACTTACTAATATTTTCATTTTTATGCCATTTCAATTTTTACATATTCATTTTTATTAATCCCGGCACTACCTTTGGGAGAATACACTAATCGGCCTCCATTATCCAATATCTTTTGTACATCTTTCATAGCTTGGTATGCTTGGGTATAGTCTTTGTATTCTTGGTGGCCTATTGGATATTTGCAATATCTTCTACCACCGTCAGGCATGATGCTGATACCGAATACTGTTTCATAAGTTTTTCGGTTGAAATTCTGTTGAGTCCTTACTTTCATTTTTTTTGATACATTTTCCCAGTTTAAGTATAAATACACATTCGTTATCCGGTGCTCCCCAATTGGTGTTACCAACTCCGATGGTTATAGATTCAAGTTCAAAAAGCATTGTCCGTTTGGTGTAGCCAAAACGGAAGCGAACATGAGTGTATTCTTTGGGGTGAAAGCCGTTTCCACGTGTAATACAAGAAAAACAAATAGCTTTCTTACAATAGAAACCAGTCTTTTCATAGGAATTGCGACCTCCACATTTTGCTAATCTTCCGATCCAGTATTTCTTGATCTCTCTGTATTCTTCTTTCTTATTTCCGGATTCGATCATTTCATACCATTTTGCTTTTAATGGCAGGTCAAGGATTTTCATATTAACCATAGTCTAAAAGAGTTGCGGATTCTGTTTGTCGTGAAGGATTTTTTGAACACGTTCAATTTCTTCATCTACTTCACGCTCAATTTGTTTACTTATTCGTAAATCTATCTGTCTCTTATTTTTTAAATATTCTTTTTGGCAACGGCGCATTTCCACCACTTTGTCGAAAAAATCTTTTGGAGTCATAGATTTAAAAGGTATGGAAAAGGCCGCTTTGATGCGGCCTCCCCAGTGTGATTACTTTTTTCCAATCAGAAAGTCTTTCCACAATTCTTTGAATTGTTCTCCAAAGTAAATTGCGATTTCACTTGATTTTACAGCAAGGCGAGAGCCGAGGCTCGCATTCGAGCCCGACCAAGCGTCATTCGAGTGCGCAGAAGCGAGGCCGCAATACGCACCGTTATACGCATCACCGCCCCAAAGAACCAGCCGATTACGATCCTCTTCGTCCATTTCATCAATTTCTTTTTGATTATAAAGATAAAACCACGGCGTATAACGGTATTCATCTTTAGTAAATCGTGGAAAATCAGGATCGTTGTTTAACGCACGGGCAATAGTGTATAGTTTGATGTAGGCGAGGTGTGCAATATCAGCCACTTCTTCTTTGTGTCCGTCTTCATCTTCAACAAGTAGGCGAACAATGGGTTTTACACCTATTGCTTCACAAGCATCTTCGTAGGTTTTAATATTGTGATAATCTGTATAATCCGGCTTTTGCTTTCCGAATAGGGCTGTTAGAATACTAATTGCTTTAGGACAGTCGTTTGCTTCACTAAAAGCGGCTGTTACCTTTTCTTGTGTGATTTTAAGTTCTGACATAATGTAAATTATTTATTGTTAATACTATATCCGAATAATGCAAAATCTCCCCGGCACGGATCATCCGGGAAAATTGTTTTCATGTAATTGGTTACTTGTTGAACCATTTTCCAGTCCTCTGTTTTGCGTGTTGTTATCCCAAGCTGATGTGCCATTTTTGCAACATGCGCATCCAATGGTATGTATAATTCTGTTGGATGAATAATAGTCCAAATACCTAAATCCACCGGCGATTTTCGTACTACCCACCGTAGAAACAGACAAATACGCTTGCATGGAGAATCACGCTCCAATTTTGGAATACCTTTTACGCCACCAAAATCTGTTTGTATTTCACGGATAACATTGTTGTAACCCTCATAAAATACTTCCAAATCATCCCATTCCTGATATATGTTGTACAACCGCTGGCAAATGCAGAAGAAGTCATGGTAGGTGAACATACGGTAGAAGGTATTTGTATTTTCTTTGTATTGTTCCCATACTTTGTTCATAATGAAGTCATAAGGAGAATTACCCATTAGATTATCCAAAATTTCTGCTTGCTGCATTATCAGTTTGCGATTCCCGAAAGCTATCCATGAAGTAAGAAAGGCACTGATTTCTATGTCCTTTTTATCACTGTACTTATGTGGGAAGAATATAGGATCATCTTTTATAAAATCAGGTGTTTCAAATTGTTTTGCCCAGTCAAGTAGTTTGTTTCTTAGTTCTTCCATAATATTCTTCTTTCCATTTTTTGAAAGCGGCTTCTTTATCATTTGATTTCATCCTTTGTATGAATGATTGATGGGATTCCAATAATTCTTTGGCCTCTTCATCTCCATTTTCCGATCTTTCAGTTAGATGTTTGATATATTCTCCGTAGAACATTCCAGTGCTGTTATTATTTTGTTCATGGGCTTCATTAATTGAAAGAGAAGAAACAATTTCATCACGCTGTACATCGTATTCATTTAACCAGCCGAGAATGATATTACCGTCCAGTCTATCGTAAATCTTACCGGAAGCCATAGCATTACGGAAACACAATTTGATTTCCTCCAATTTGAGATAATAGAATCTGTCTATTATTAGATCAGCGGTAAGTGCCACTTGAACATCATTCATCGTTTTTCCAACATTGAAAAAAGACACAAGCTCGTTAATCGCAATTACCAGTATGGCTCTTGCGCCAGCCAATGTGATTTCTTTTCTTATAACGGAGAGTGGTAGGTTAGGAGTGTTGAGAACAGCTTCTTTAATCGAACTTACGTGCAATCCCTTGTAATACTCCGCTTGCAAGGTCAGCAAGTCTTTCAACGCTTTCTTTTCGGTTGCCGGGAGATTGCTGTTGACTTGAATTAAGTTGTTTCCCATACTTGTTAAAATCATTATTAGACCATCTGACTAAACGTTTGGAAACTTCAAATGTACGTTCCTTCTCAAAGCGCATTTTCCGGCCTCCGCATTCAGTCCAATACTCAAAAAAGTCCTTCAACATATCATCAGGATATTTTCCTCTATACATGAGGACTTCACTTCTGAATTTGTCTTTCCTTGCAGAAAGAGAATCCTTATTCATATTCATCTTATGGCCTAATCCGGCCATGAATGCTTGTTCCAATGTTGCATCGGGATGATCCCGACACCATTGGGCTGCTAATTCTTCTGATTTCATTTGATTTATAATTTAGATAACCAATATTTCCATACTCGTGAGGCTACTTGTGCCATCATAACGGGTGGTACACTCATTCCACAGATATAATGTGGGGATTGGTTGAGGAAATGATAATCTTGTGGAAATGTGGATATATTACATACTTCTGACCGTGATAAATATATAGGCTGCTTAAAAGGAATAATTGAGTCTGCATGAGTTGTTAGGGTGTAGCTTACTTTGTTCTCATATAGATATTGTTGATTAAAAAAGCCTCGTTTTCCAGTTTGTTTCTTATAGGCCTCTGCCAAAGCAATATCTCCTGCCACTCTCTGCTCAAATAACTTTCTCATTTTTACGCCAATAGGCTTTCCCTTGTAATCCGCATATTCCCCATAATATATTTCCGATTCATTAAATTCCATGTCGATGTATGGCTCAACATTGAAGAGGTCTGAAACTTTTAGGAAATGGGCTCCCAAATCATGTCTGATACATATAAAGAATACACGTTCTCTTTTTTGAGGTACTCCCATTTTAGAAGCATCAAGAAGAAAATGCTGACAGTAATAACCAGCTTCCTCAAAGCCTTTGTATATACATCTGACATAATCAATCGCATTCCCTAAAAGAAGTCCTTTTACATTTTCAGCAATAACGACTTTAGGTTTTAAGCGTTTGGCAAGTGCAATAAAATCAAAAAAGAGCGTGTCTAAAACTTGTGTCTTTTGACCTTCCTTGAATTTCTTTTCTTTACCCCACGCATCTTCACGTAATCCCGACATGCTAAATGTACTGCAAGGTGGTGATCCGTCCAATATATCTAAATTGTACAGTTCTTCGGGAAGATTATTCCTTTTCACTAAATCACGAATATCTTCCAAATAACTATACTGGGGATGATGGTTTGTTTCATAGCATTTCATCATTCGTGGATCAATCTCATTACAGCCAATAACATCGTAACCTGCTATTTTGTAACCCATAGTAGAGCCACCGCCACATGCAAAACAAGAAAATACCTTTCCCTTATCTTTAGTAAAAACAGCATCTTCTAAAGACCAGCGATAAGGATAGAGATGTTGTGTATGGGGGGGGGGTAATTACATCTTTCATCATTCCACCTCCCATAATTCAGCTACTCTTTTGAACTCTTCATCAGCCGGAACCGGGCAATCTTTGATCCATTGCATATCTTTTACTTTCCATAACGAAAGGTCTGTGTTGTCAGGAATATGCTTTTTAATATCAGGAAAAAGATTGAGCCGAAGAGATTTACTTTCCATAAGTTCATCTTTGTAATCCAACAAAAAATTATTGGCCTCCAATAAACTATGAATATCATTAACAGAATGTGGAGTGTAAACAACTCCATCGAAGTATCTGATATAATTGGGGAGCATATCAGCCAGTGCCGTATATAGAAATAATTTTCCTTTATTGCCATAGGCCAATTTTTGAACGGTTTTGATACTTTCAGCCAAATTTGCCAGTTTTTCAGGAAACAAAAGTGGTTCTCCACCAGTTATCATGATCTCTTTGTAATTAAAGTGCTCAACAACTGGTAATTTTGAAAAATCCCATGAGTTGTTGCAACACATAGGACATTTGTTCGGACATTTGGTTGTAACCAATAGACGTAACTTTTCCATTTATAATGATATTGTTTGGGTGTATTTCAATTCTCCGGTATATCCACGTGCTTTCAATTCTGCGATAAGTTCCCGTGGAGAAAATTTTGCCAATTCAGGATTGGAATATATTTTCTTCAAATTCCCCCCCCTCCCGGAGTTTTCTTACGGTTTCTGGCATAAACATTACCGCACTCTTTACAATATGTCTGCAATCCATCTTCGGTTGAAGCATTTTTCCAAAACTCACTGACCGGAAGTTCCCGGCCACATTTGCTACATTTTTTTAATTTTTCCATTATTCCTTTTCTTTAATTCTACCATATTCACATATTAGTAAAGCATCCGAAGTTGCCAATGTAACTTTTGCATACGGGAACAGCTGTTGGGCTTTCTTCTTTAAGATGTTTTTCCATTCTGTCTTACCCAATTTGTCTGTATTTCGTAATCCTATAGTTTTTTGCCAAGTTTGTGGAGATACTGTTACTGTCGGAATCCCACAAGCTATCAATCCCATAGTCAGCTGTCCGTAACCTTCTCCAAAAACAAAAGAGGCAGAAGCACTTTGTCCGGTCATGCCATTCACTCGTTCCAAATAACAAACGCTATTTTCTTTGTATATGGAGAGAAAATCTAATAAGTCTTTGGGAGTTGGTGGCATTTTGATACACTCCAATAATTTGTTATTCTCGGTGTCGTACACTACAATTCCACCGTTTTTGCCAACATCTATACCTATGATCCTTCGTTTCATAAATTATACTTTTTTGTTTATAAATCTTTTGAGCTTAATTACATCTTTCTTTCCAAGCCTTAGTGCTTCACTGGTCTTGATGTCAGAAGGTGAAGCTTTACAATTCTCGGTTATCCTTTCAAAATGTCGGATAAAGGATTTTAGGAAATAGTCGGGGATTTCAACTTTCATAATGATTGATTTATGTGGATAAGCCCGGACTCGAACCGGGAACTGTTGCAATCAGGATTTTCGTTTCTGCTTCCGTTTGTACGTATGTCAAGTGTTAATAGCATATTACCTGACTCGTGATGCTATTCGTGCATTTTTACCACAGAAACTAAGCGTCTTCCGATTTCGCCACTTATCCGTTTGCCTCTACAATAGAGGCATTTTACATGAACAAAAAGACTCTTTGTAGTATCTACCGTCGTGGAGCGTATGCAGCGTACTCGACTCGACTTGCAAAGAGAAGAAAAAAGGTGAGGCATGATAGTTCCCGGATAGGCGGTCAAGCCACACCGGGAGAAGCTGATTATTAATCGGGTTGATAATTATTATTTTAGGAATTTAGCAAAAGTCTTGATTGAGCCTTCATTATTACTTTTTAAAGAGGCCAATTCTGTATTTTTAGAAGTTAGTGTAGAAATAACAGATTTATTCTTTTCGATTTCTGCATCAATATCACTATTAAGTGTTTCCAAATCGGCTTTTGCTTGTGCAAATTGAGACAATATCGTATCTCTTCTTTGTTGAAATGTCAGCATATTATTTTGTCATTTTTAAAAATTCAGGAGCAATGCCATATAGAGGTGTCTTCCCGTCCCACTTGTCTATAAATTGTTTATATAAAATCTCACGGGTGAGTCCACGGGACGCAATTAAAGCTTGTTCTGTTTTTAGTTGCTCCAGTTCGTTTTGCTTCTTTTGTTCTTCAATCTTCTGATCAAGTACCGAAATATTAGTGTTTACCTCGTTACGGCTATCTATTTTATCGCGGACAGCTCTTGAAAATTCCAATTGTGCGGAGAAGGTCAACAACTGCAATCCCCGTTTCTCAAATTCTTTATCAACGATCTGTTCCAGTCTCTTTTCAAATACCAATGAACCACCGTCAGCCATCAGACTGTCTGTTTTATGTTTGCGACTTTCTTCTTTGATAAGATCATATATACGTGGCTCCAAAATATTATCTTCTAATGATTGCATAAAGCCATCTTTTCCCGATGGGGTGTCAGCCTTATCAATATGCTTGTTATCAAATACAATATCAATAGCCCTGTTTTTCATTACTTTATAAGAGTAAGTTGGCCGGGCTGTAAACTCTGTATTGTCGGCTGCCTTTAGTGTGACTGGATCAGAAAATTCTCCGCGCTGATCGAATAGCGGAACTTGAAAAAGCTCTGTGCCTAATTCCCATGTAGATACCTTACCGGCAACGATTTTAAAATCTTCTTTCCCTTGTTTGCCGTAGTTCTCCATAAGGACACCGGCATAATTGGGAGCAACTCTTTCGCATGAAGCAAACAAAACAACGGCAAATAGTGCCACAATCAAAAAATCAATCTTTCTTTTCATTTTCTACTTTTTTTTTAATGATATTATAAACTATAAATGCTACTGTCAGCATAATTATTGAAATTCCCAACCACGCATTTATGTGATTGAATACGCGGTTGCCAATGAAGAAAGCCGATACGACAAGTACCGGCTTCCAGTATTTCTTTACAGTCTTCATTGTTATTGTTCGATAATGGCAATATCCGGTGCCAATTTACGGATCAACAATAATTGCTCGTCAATGGCCTTGTTGCGTTCCTCTTCCACTATCACTTCTGCACCAGGGGAGCAAAGGGACAATCGAATATTACGCCCGTCCACATCTGCAATGATTTCCACTTCAATCTCTTCTGCAGGGCGACCTTTGAAAATCGGGACAATAAGATTGAATGAGGCCGGAAGATTGGAGTTGACAACTTGGCTGTAATTGTCAGTGCGACTACCGTTGTCTTGTCGGGAGTTTTCCACTTTTGAGTCAATGCTGGCTTTGAAGTTCTTCAAGACTGTTACCAGTTCCATGTTGTATTGTGCATCCTTGAAGAAGGCACGATTCATTTTGAAGAACTTTGAAAGCTGCACCGGTTCCCATGTCTTGCTTGTGTTAATACCAAATTCAAGAAACTTGGGATAGTATTTCAACTCACCTCTTACAGTAGCTTTATTCCTACTGTCAGTTTCATTGGTGACAAGTTTAAGTGTCATTTTCTCCCGATCAACAAGAATATAGCAACGTTTCTGATTGATCTGTTCTTTTTCAGAGATTCTTTTCAAGAGAAATTCATGAACACTTCCAATTGTTCCGGCTAATTCTACCTTATCAGGCTCCAGTACCGGTAACTCATTTTCTTCGTGAAGTTCAATAACCCTAAGTGTTGCTTCGGTCATACCTGGAGCAAAGTTCACTTGCATCTTTTCGTTTTCCATGCTGTTCTACAAATTTTTAGTTTTATTTTTAAATGATTTGGCAGGTTTGAAATGTGGAGTATAATGCTCCGCTATGACAATAGTCTCGTTTTTGTGTATGTTACGAGCTACTTTTCGTTTATAGTGTTTGGGTGACAGTGTGCCAAAACCTCTGATATAAAGAGTCTTTCCATTAGCTACTGCATTCACGGTCTCTTTTAGTGCTGCCTCTATGACAGTTCGGACTTCACAAATAGCGATACCGGTTGATTCGGCTACTTGCTTGATAAGTTCTTCTTTTCTCATGGCTTATCCCTCCGTACCAGTAGATTCAATGTCCTCGAATACAGTTTTTTGCATCTCTTGTGCTTCCATCGGACGTTCTTTAACCAAGTCACCATTACCGTTGTAATATCCAGTGGTACGAGTGCTACGTTCCATGAACTTAAAGCATTCATCCGTAATTTCCTCATAACCACGTTTTATATCGGTAAGCAACGTTTTTTTACGTTCCTTTTTAGGTTTCAGTTTGTCCTTGTATGCTTGCATGAAAGCTTTCTTTTCTTCTTCCAGTGCGGCCATGTCAAGGTCAATATTTGCCAACTCCGTTTTCCGTTCACCCATTTCTTCCTCGCTGAAAGGAGAAGTATAGGTAATTCTTTCAACTGCTGCGCAATTGTCTTCCAACATTTGTCTGCGAAGCAATGGATTCTTATCTTTAAATAGTTCTTTATCCATATCATAAAGGTTTTAAGCCATATCGGGCAGAACCGACAAATGGCTGTGGGTTAGTCCTTATGTTTGCTTTGTGTATATCATCTGTACGATGATTGAATAATCGGGGTAATCCCGTTATTTTGTCATATACAACCAGTTCAGACGATACATAACAAATAAAGCCTTTCAGTCGCTCTTTCAACCATGCGTTCTGATAGGCTCTGCGTTCACGATATTCTTGGTAGCTCATTCCCTTTGGGCGAGCTGTGAGAAGGGGAGTGTAATTTCTCGCCCCCCCCCGATTTAGATTTACTCTTTCCCATCAATCAAATTTTTATATTGTTCTTCTGAAACGAACTTGTCGCAGTTCCCATACCAAGTACCATCATTTATCTTGTATGGCCTGACTGTTTTATCCATTTCATTCATAACACCGACTACCGCATTTTCTTTGCTATTATCATCCCATACAATAACAACATCGCCGACAGTCGGGATATATTCAGGCTGTAACTTCTCAAAATTGAAGGAGTAATGTTTTTCTTCCTTCATGGCGGCAAGCATCTTTGCCTTTTCCTCTTCCGTAGCTTTACGGAATCCCTTCATGCCTCCGATACCAGCTTCGGGTGTGAGTCTTACAAAAACTCTGTCACCTTCATCATTGGAAGGAACATAGGCGACAAGGCCGAAAGGTACTTTAATTGCCGGTAAAAAAGAGAGTGGCCTTTCTTCTCTAATTTCAGAGAGAATCATCATGCTGCCCCCTCCGCGATTCGGATTGATAATTACGTCACCGGGGATGAATGTCTCACCCTCAAATTCAAATTTACCCCCCCCGTAACTTTTTGAGTAGGTTGCATACTTTCTTCTTTCACGATTTTTACCATGTGTCCTTCGGGCACTTCAACTGTTACTGTTCTCATTTTAATTTGATTTTAAACTGGTTATTGTATTCTATGTATTTTTCCGGGCAGGTTGTTTCTATAATTCCGTTCATTGTAGGAATACGAAACAACTTGCCGGATTTATGAAGCTCTTTTTCAAGCTGTTTTGCTTTATGTAAAGCAGCCAAAGAACGTGTTTCATTTTCGATCAGTTCTTTAGCCGCTGTGATACTGTTACTAATTTTTTCACATGAATCCATTACTTGACTTCTTCTGCGTATGGAGTATCGTCTTCCTCAAAATCGTCCGGTTTCTGACCTTGTGCCTTTTTCCAGTCTTCAAACATTTCATCATCCAACTGGCTCTCTGTTTCAAGAACTTTAATCATGGAATCTGAAATGCCGGTTTTGGGCAGGAATTTGAAAGCCCAGTTCACGATTGTTTTTCGAGCCATTTCTTCAAAGTCTGTGTCCCACGGAGATTGCTTGCCTTTCTTGACAGCCTCACTACGACTTTTTATTTCTTCAATACGTGCTTTGGGCATTGCATCGAATTTTACAACACCGGAAGTCAAGACTGCAAAATAGTAGCCTCCAAGAAGATCACCACGTTCTCCGAATACATTGGGTTTGTGGATGATAGTGCCACCGGTACCTTTTGTCATGCTGAACTCGTCATTAGCATAAACCAAATCAGAATAAATATCTTTTACAACGCCGGTGCGGATCAAAATATCAACTTTCCCCATATATGAAGCTTGGAACTTCACTTTGCCTTTGTATGGTACAAGATACCCCAATCTTAGTTCAGGATTGAGTGTCAGACCGGTAAGAGAAACGTTTTTGATTGCTTCGACAAGATGATCGGGATATTGCCGGGCACAGTCAATCAAATAAGGATTATTCAACATTGCCTGCATAGCGAAATTGACTTCACGGGCAAATTGCTGTTCTGTGCCACCAGCTGCTATAAATGCCTTTTTAGGGGAGATAAAACAACTTTCCAATCCTTTCAGTTGTACTGGAAAGGCTGGTGGGGCAGAAGGAACGGGCGGTTGTGGTGTGGAAGGTGTTGGGGAGACCGGTTCTGTTTTTGTTGGTGAAGGAGCATTGTGTTGTTCCATTCCCAAGTTCCCTTGTTGGGGGGATTGATTCTCTGTTTTACTCATTGCTCTTGATTATTATAAAAGTTAAACATCTTGTTCTTTTCAAATGCAGGTGTGTCCGGCACCATTATTCTTCGCCCTTTGAATCCCGGCTGAATAAATATCTGTGCACCGTCAAAATCATTGTTTTGTGTACAGTAAACATGCTGGTCTAACAATTTCTTGAATGCCAATGCACTTGCACCCATTTTCACAATTCCGTCTTCCAAATGGAAAGCCCAGTTAGCTGCACTGACAAATACTGCGTCATAGGGAGCTGTCTTTTGTTGCATAACCCAGTAGAACTCCTTCCATACTCCAGTACGTTCATGTTCAAAAAACTGGTAGAAGGCTGCCGAAATACCGTAATGAAATTTGGCAATAGTCCGGTTAACTGTTTCTTCATGAAGATCATCAACCGCCAATGTTTTCCAGTCGACAATTTTCTTGGCCGTTTCCACATCAGGGCGATATTTGAACTTGCATCCTTCGTATTCAACGAAATGGCTGACTTCGGCTTTTCCCCATTTTAATATCTGCCTGATCTGTTTGGAGGTGTCCCGGCAATTATTAAGAAGCTCATAAACCATTGTTTCAACCAATTGTATATCGGTTGTGCTTGTCAATGTTTTACCGGGATTTGATTCTTTGGACTCTATTAGTGCAATCTGATATTTTTGGGTGTCTCGTCCATACGGACAGCCGGTTTTAGGATTTATAGGCGGCTCAAATACAAGAAGGTTGTTTCGCCACTTGTCAAGTTTTCCAGTATTAACAAGGCTTTCCATTGCATCATGGTACAGTGAACCTTTTTCAGAGGCTTCAATACTTATCTCAAATAATTCTGGGTGCAATGCCTTGTATCGGGCAAACTTTGGGGACACCATATAATCTTTAATCTGCGTACTACTTAGGAAATCTTTGAATCTTTCTCCACGGTGGTATTCTTCATTTGGCAGATCGTAAATTGTATCTTCTATATTACTCATATAATGAATTTGGAGTTTTACAAAAAACTCCCTACTTTCGCAAGCAAGGAGCCAATAACTAACTAAAAAACTTATTCATCACTTGTGGATAGTAATTCTTTGTAATTCTGTAATATGTATTCTTTTTCTTTATCTGTAAAAAAATAGGCTTTAGCCATAAATTTCATTGCCATATCCTCATTGTGATCGGAAAGGGGATAATAGTCAGTAGCGAATTTGTAAGTAAGCCTATTCAATCGCTCATACTTAACTTTGACCTCCTTAACCCATCCGCTTATCTCCGAGATGATGCCGGACGCTTCTTGCATCTTTTCGTCATATTCCTTTTGGTCTTTTGCTGCTTGTTCTTTCATAACCTTGTTCTGTGCGGCAAAGTTTGAAATCTTAGCATATAGTTCATCCGAATAAGCCCATCCTGAAATGATGTCAAAATCAGAGTTCCCATTAAACTTGTATTTCTCACTCTTTTTAAGGAACTTGTAATCACTCCCAAGTTTATTCCAATCGTAATCAACCTTTCGCAATGACTTCGCGCTTTTCAGAATTTCAGCAACCTTAGTCGCTTCATTAATGTCAGTAAACGCAAAACCATCCAAAAGCGGAATTGAGAAGTACTGAATATCAGCAGGCTCAATTTCAAATAATTCGGGAATTTTGGGTTTATCCATGATTTTGATACCTTCCTCCATCATGCGGAGTTTAATCAATTTCTGTACATCTTCCTCCGTTAACGCAAGAATCTCTTGCTCGGTCATTTCTGTAAATCCTTTCATACTTTTAGCATTTAAAATGTGTTCCCGTCCGCGTTCCGATGGATTGTTGGCCGTAGCTTTTTAGCGGTGACCGCTTCTTGCGAAGCACGGGTATATATATCATTTAAAGTATCTATTCAGTTAAGAATGTATTTATAAACGCCCTACGTTTACTTTGTCATAATATAAGTTGTTTTTGATAACTTAGTGATTCGTGTGCTGCATCTTCTTATTGGCAGTCCGTATTCACACTCTTTTCACTAATCCGCTTTGGCTACTTTGTCGGTCTATTTCGCCCTTTAGATAAGCAGTAAACCTTGTTTTAAGTCTTTATTTGTTCAGACTATACAATATGTCAAAGAACGTTTTGTTAGTTCCCGGAAAGACGGCCAAATCCGTCCGGGATTATTTTCTTTCCATGAATTTTCTCAAAGCTGATTTGGTAAAAATGAGACTCTTGCCATTTTTGGTGTGAGGAATATCATGTATTCGATTGTATAAGGTTTGCAACTTCCATCCGAGAAATACAGCAGCTTGTTTGGCATTCAAATACTCTTCGGTTTCAGCAGTCGCCATTTCAGTTACAGCCTTTCTCACATCATTGCGAATAAACTTGTGCAGTTCTTCTGCAATCATTTTGGCATCTGAACGGTTCATTTCTTTATCGCTTCGATGGTTATCTGATTTTTATCTTTGTCGATGGATATTGAATATCTTTCAACGTCTTCACGGGGATCAGTAAAAGCTAATTGATAGGCGTAGCTTCTTGCATTGACGCAATCCTTGTAAGAATCCAGCTGCATTACTTTGGAAGAACCAGCTTTAATGCTTAGAATATCTTTCTTTGTTACTTTCATATTATTTTCTATTTTATACTTAAATTTTCCACAAAAAATTTGCATAAAAGAAAGCTAACAACTACATTTGCCAATGAGATATGTAGTAAGTGGCTTTTGAAGTCGCCAGCTTTCTTGTTGTTCAAACTTACACTCTTTGTTTGTTTGACGTTGCAAATATACTTCATATTTTCAGAAGTACAATAAAATACTTCTTAAAATTTGTAGTATTTCGTATGTTATAAAACATGTTTTAATGTAAGTTGTTGGTTTATAAAATGTTATACAAGTGAGGTTTGCGTAAAAAGAAAGCTTTCTGAAAAAAAGTAATGTCGTTCTATTAGTATTGTAATAATTGAAGAAGTAAAAGACGATCTCATTCGGTAAGGTGCTGGATTGCTGCATAGTTAGCCCTTAGACGGTTTCCCGTTTTTGCTATATGCAGCATAAGAAATGTCTCGTTCGTATAAGTACGCCGTTCTTAGCTGGCCGGGCATTAACAAGTTACCCGACTTCCCGGATTTTTCGCTTACTTGTAGCTGTGCAGGCATCCCGGTTTCGTTTGCCTCTCAATATCGCACGCCCTTCGCAGTATTGAGTTGTAAGAGTGTAACCCTCTGTCTCTCCGCTATGCGGCCTACCGCCGATTACACAATGTGGAGAAAAAGAAAATCCGCAAATAGGTAGCAGCTATTTACGGATTTCTATATATAAACTCCAAATAGGATGTTTAATCAATTTATGTGGTAATACTGCTACTATTACGGATGCAAATATACTACTTAATTTACGAAGTATGCAAGAAGTTGACGATAAAAAATTGAGTGATCTCTCAAAAAGGTTTTTGCAAGCAATTTCATATTGTGGTTTGAGTGGGTATAAATTGAAGAAAGACAATATTATATCCAGTGAATCAACTCTTACCAGTATAAAAAAAGGGATTCAGTTACCAAGTAAAAAAACAATTGATGCTTTTTGTGAGAAGTATGATGTGAGCAGAGCATGGCTATATACTGGAGAAGGTTTGTTTGCAAAGACTCCATCAGGACAGATAGAACCTTCGGAGAAGGATATTAGGGATGCTCTGAAAAATGCGAGAATGCAATCAGACTCTACGATTAGTAAAGTAGCTCCTTATCTTCAAGATATTCTTGTAAAAGTAAAATATGTTCCGATAGATGCTGCGGCTTCATTTGTCGAAAGCTTATATAACACAGCTTATGAAATTGATTCTTATGGTGTCATGCCGGAAGAAGGTGAAGTGCTTGATGATTCTTATATGGTCTTTCAAGTACGTGGTGACAGCATGGAGCCAACTATACCGGACGGAGCTAAAATTCTTGCTCGCAAAATAGAAGAAGGTTTGTGGGAAAGCGCGTCAGGAGTTGTGAGTATTGTGTATGGGAAAACGCTTTCAGTCAAGCGGATATTGAAAAACAGTCTTTTCTTGGATAATGTGCTGACTTTAAAGGCTGATAACCCCAAGCATGGCCAGTTAGATGTCGAGAGAAGAGAAATAAGGGGGATGTGGCAAGCATTACGCATAATAAGTCAAAAGATTATTTGATATGGAAGAAAGGGCTATTGACAGATTACGAAAATTTGCAAGGTATGCACGTGATAAGGGAGTTGTCAAAGGTGAGAACTCGTTTGAGGCTTATTGTGAATTGTCAAATAGATACATCTATAACTCCATAAGGAACGGGAAGGGGGCTATTGGAACTGATATAATAGCTCGTATTGTGGATAAGTTCCCGGAATTGAATGTGAAGTGGCTTTGTACTGGCAAAGGGAATATGATTGAGACGGATATTGATGCGAATGTCAATTATAAAGCGGCTTATGAGGGTGCAATGATGCAAATAGAAGCTTTGCATAAAATTATAGAAGAAAATAAGCGGAGATGATATAAATATGATACCATTAATATATTTTTAACAAGTATTTTACTGATTATCAGTATGATAGTAAAATGTGTTAGTTCCGTACGCACCGCGAAAGGGAGTAACATTAGTTACTCCCTTTTTTGTTGTGTATCAAACAATTAAGGCATTGGAAGTAGATGGAGAACATGTAAAAATTGGGTGTATATTTACCGGAAACTTACCAGTATTTCCCGATTTTTACCGATATTTTCACCTATAATGATACCGCCTTTGATACCATTTTTTTATTGTAGCGATAATCAGTAGATACCAAAACTCAAAAGAATATGAAATATCCGACAATGAGATTCGTCTTTGATCGTAAAAAGGTTGCGACAAAGACACACAAGGGACTCGTTCAAATTGAAGTTTTGAGCGAAGGTAAGAGAAAATGGATCGGAACCGGCGTTAAAGTCTATTCCGACCAATGGAATGATCGAAAGAAGATAATCAATTCAGTTGAAATGATTCAATTGAACCAGTGTCTTGATGAACAACTCCGGATTATCCAAAATTGGATTAATGAGCTTATCAGCAAAAAGGAAGTTTTTGATTTTGATAAGCTGGATAGATTTTTGAGATATACCAATAAATCAGAAAGTTTTGTTGACTTTGTAGAAAGAAGAATTGAAGAGCGTGGAGATATAACGGAAAGTACCAAAGCTTCCCATCGGACATTTGCGGCCTCATTACGTGAATTTGACAGAATAATATATTTTTCTGATCTGACAAAAGCCAATATCACATTGTATGATGATTGGTTACATGCTAAGGGCTATTCACAGCCGACAATATATAACTATCATAAACGTAACAAACGTTATATCCACGAGGCCATAAAGTTTGATTTGCTAAAAAATGATCCGTATAAGGGGGAGCGTTTTTCCCGTGGCAAACATGCCATCAGGAAATATTTGACTGCCGAAGAATTGAAGAAAGTGAAAGATGCTCAAATAGACTCGGAAACGATCTGTAGAGTCCGTGACCTTTTTATTTTTCAGGCATATACTGGAATATCCTATGCTGATCTTGCTAAATTCAATTTCAAACGTGACGTACAAAAACGCGGCAATAAGTATGTTATATTGGATATTCGTTTAAAGACAGAAGAAAACTATTTTATCGTATTACTGTCTCCTGCAATGGAAATATTGAAAAAATATGATTATGTGCTTCCGATTATCAGTAATCAACAATACAATTTGCGGCTTAAAATAGTTGCTGATTATGCAGGGCTTGATAGAAATTTGACCGTTCACATGAGCAGGCACACATTTGCGACAATGTGCCTGAACAATGGGGTTAAAATGGAAAATGTGAGTAAAATGCTCGGTCATACAAATGTACGCACCACACAACAATATGCTAAAGTTCTGAATGCCGAAGTGGAAAAAGACTTTGAGATGCTGGAACGGATTTTGTCATAGCATAAGAGAGCCACGCTAAAATAGTTTTACTGATATTTAGCGTGGCTTGTTTCATTTGAAATACTCCATAACTTGTGCCGATTGTTCACGGAGACCACAGCAAAGATAATTTTGAGTCATTTCCACACTTGCATGTCCCATCATTTGGCTTATAGAGTATAAATCGGCACCCCGTAAATACAAATTGGTTGCAAAACTCCGGCGTGCCGTATGGCTTGAAACAAATTCCCATTTTTCACCTTCCACTTCCTTTCCGGCCTTGAATATTTTAACCGCTTCTGTGATTCCGGTTTTCCGGCAAATATTACGGATATTATTGTTGAATGTCGGATCGCTAACTTCTTCTTTAGGCAAGTTTGTTAGTAGCTCTTTCACAATTGGCTTCAATGGCACTGTGGCATGAGTCTTAGTCTTTAAGCTGACATAAGAGATCATTCCACCCACTATATTACGGTTGTTCAACCGTGTATAGTCACTATGACGGCAACCAGTAAAGGCTCCTATTAAAAATTGTGTGCGTACCAATTGTTCGTTGGCATTCTTGGGAACATAGGTGATAATTCGTTCAAGTTCTTCATCAGTAAGCCAAACATTAGTGCTTCTCACATTTTTTACTGAAAGGATTTTATTATAGTCTTTAGGTAGCTCAACCTCTTCATTATACAAGTTCAATACAGCTTTTAATTTGGCGGCATATTGGCGAACAGAGTTTGGTGCCAGCCGTTCTTCCATATAATCAACAAAAGCCTGCAATCGGACTTTTGAAAGATTCTCCCATGTTGCCGGGCAATCGTTCGCCTTACTATACATGTTGAGTATAATTTCATATTTGGGGTATTTTACCAAAAATGCTGTACGTAAATCTTTCATTTTTATTTCATTTCTTTATTCCAACTATCATAAATATCTTCCCAATTATCACCTAAGCCAACCCTTATACCGAAAGCGTTGTAACATTGTTGTACCGTTTCTTTCGGTGGTAAATATCTCCCGTCACTTAACATTATATAGCCTTCGTTTATTTCTTGTTGTAGCAAGTTTATATCTACTGGCATAATTTCATCAGGGAACAGCACCACGTTTCCTTTACTCGTTTGATAACTGACTCTTGGTAGTTCAAAATGCCCTCTCTGCCCAGTCAATAAAGAACAGATTCCGATTTCTCCGGTAATGAGATGAACTTCCGTGTTTGGCGCATTTATAACCATAAAATAGGCGTTATCGTCATTTTGGAAATGATTTACTACTCTGCCCACCCTTTCTGTATCACATCTTCTCATTCTCTCGTCCCAAAGATGTCCCAAATCATCATGGAACCGGATATAATCTCTTACCTTATCCCATGTTCTTACAGACAGAAATTTCATAGCAGGTAGAGTAAGAGTTTTTTCTACACCATTATCATATTTAAGTTCATGGGTAAAGTAATGTTTTCGTGAGCCGGTAATGTGTATATCCGTAACATCAAAGTTTTCATCATATCCGTTTTCGGTGGAATATTCTTCAAGAACAACAATATCACTCTGTACGATTTCATCAACTATCTTTTGAAACTCATTATAGGCGTTGGTTAGCAGGTTTTCGGTATTCATGTTGTCCTGCATGGGTATTTGTGCAACAAGTCTTATCGGGTATTCATTATGTTCTGTACCATAGCACATATTCTCCACAATACCACAATTAACCTTCCCACATCTTTCATGAAAGAAGTCCATTGTACGCAATACATCTTGGTTGCTTAATTTCGTGGGTTGGGTGACAAACAGCACATAACTTACTTTTACCCTACTAAGAAGTTCTATATGCACGTTTGTAACACTTGGAGGCGTGTCAATAAGAACATAATCCGGGTTGATAGAGTGTATTTTCTTTTTAGCCAGTTCAAGATATTGCCTTACCATTGATTTTTCCAAGTAAATAAACTTGGAAAACATATTTCCAGAAGAGTGTACCCAAATCATTTCATGCGGATGATCGCCTTCAAATTCGGTGTTCATTGACGGGGTATTTATATCTGCATCAATGATAAACACCTTATTCCCTTGTTTTGCAAGTAATCTTGCTATATTTGCGGTTGTTGTGGTTTTGCCTACGCCGCCTTTGCCTGAATATATTATAATAGCTTTCATATCAATTAAATATTTGGTTCAATAAATTCTATATTAGCCATCCGCATTTCATCTTCAAACGCCCATTTGTAATTGTGATTTTCCCAAAATGAAGCATATTCACAACCACGGCAAGTAACGGAGTATCGGCCTTCTCCTATTTTTCTTGCTTTACAAACATCGCGGAAAATCCGGTTATCTATCGGAAAGTCTGTAAAACATACGATCTCTTTTCCTTCATCCAGTAGCTTTTTAAGAAGCTGATAGTCACGACTGGTTCTATATGGCATATTCATGGTTGACCCCTTCTTTCATCAATTCAGGATTATCAAAAGCATTTCCTATGACTCGAATTTCCCGTTTGAAATCATTCCACCAATCAGGTGAAATTTGTTGCCATGGGTTCATCCATTCTTTATTTAAGTCGCTGATATTGGCAAGGCAAAAGCAGGCATATTCATCTATGTATTTAACCAATTTGGGATATTTACCATTAACACTAATAATGTCATGTTCGTAAATTTCTGTACCTTCTTTATCTGTTTTGCCTATAAATTGGCCGATTGTTTTGCAATCAACCTCATACTCTATGAATGTTCTTTTACCTCTATGGTTCAGATCACCATATACCCACATCTTTGTATTAAGGCTTTTGCCTCTGAATTTTATTATTCTCATAAATATTAAGAGTCAAGTTTTTTAATAAATTCATTTAATCTACTGGCTGAATAATCGGTACCGCCAATTATAAAATAACCATCAACGGCAAATTTGAATGCTTCAATGGCTTTTTGTCTCATTCCTTCTTCGGCTATCGCTATTGCTGCATAGGCTTTTGCTTCTGATATGGCATATTGCACATAGCCGGTAGAATCCATCCGGTTGTCACTTTCCAAATCCAAAGTGTTACGTCTGATATAATCTTTTGCTTTTTGATTCATAATTATGCTAAAATTGCTTTATTTGTTTTCTAAATTCGTTCCATTCGTTGTTGGTAAAGTTGAAAAGAGTCTTTTTGCCTTTTTCTTCCCAATCACTTATGGCATAACCTACTAAATAAACTTTTTTAGTGCTGAAATCAAATCCCGTCACCCTATAACGTTTCTCATTATCCCGGTACATTGCCCCTTTGCATAACCTTCTGCCTTTGGAGTCTATGAAGGGTTTAATATTGCAGAATGCTTCATAGCTTTGGCAGGCTGAAATATTTCCCGAAGTAACAGCTTTCCGATAGAAATTTTCACCATAGCCCTTACCGTTGGCGTTGACTCCAAACCAGTAACCACCGCTGAATTTTGAAAATATATTCTGAAAATCCTCTTTATTGAATTTCATTTGAGATATTATAGCCAACTTTACTGCTTCATACATGGCTATGTTGACTCGTAAATAAGAATCAGTCTTTTCATTGTTCCAAACAAATTCTATCAGTTCAAAAGCTTTTGATTTTTCATTCATACTTTTGGGTATTTTCCTTCTCCTTTCGGATCAGTTCATTAATAAATTTACTCATGTTCGGTTGCTCTCTGACAAAATCAACCAAATCAATATCCAGTCTAATAGCATAGACCTTACTTTTCGTAACCGGTTTGTTTCGGCGATAACTTCTTTTGGCTTGTTTATTCTCTTCCATAATAATTCATTGATATATGTAATAATTCGTTTGAAATGGCTGTAATTTAGGCTTGTTTGCCTCTTTTGTTCCGTCTCTGATTCGATGATTACCTTTGGTGTGAAAACGTCTGAAATCGCCCCAAAATAGTTCATCTGCATTTGCCTTTGGTCGGATTGTTCCCCAAACATATCGCCGTAATAGTTCGGGTAACATCATGGAAACAAACAGTAACGCTATACATTGGTGATTCAATAGTTTGGGCACAACGATTCGGCTGATAGTTCGTTCATGTTTATGTATGAAGATAGGCACCGGGAAAACCAAAGGCCGATCAATATACAATAGTTCGGGTGTGTATGCGCGTACTGGTTCATCCTCTGTTATTGGTTCGGGTACATTTGCGTTTGTTTCTTCGCTTACTGATTCGGTTAATAGTTCAGGCAAAGAAATGCCGGATAGTTCGGTTAACATTGTTAGCCTCTGTAATGCTTTGTTTATTTGATCCTGATAAAACCAACGGGAAATAAAATCTATCAGAGCTACCAAAGCAAAGACAAACGCCGGTGTTTTCGTTTGTGCATCCACATATAAGGCCGGTAAATGTTTTTCCGGTTCTCTTACCGGTTCTTTTTCCGGGATGATCGGAGCTTTGGCGCGATCTAAAGCCTTTATATTACATTTTAAGTTCGGGCAAATAGAATCATTTATAAATGCAGGCATAACCACACCTATACGCGCCGTCTTATCATCAAAGACCGCCGCCCGATCAGGTGCAACCAGCCACACGCCACCAGTCCAGCCGGAAAGCAAGGGGATAACGTTTGATGCAAAGAAACCTAACTTTATATCAATTAAAGCGGCTTTTTCCAATGTTGCACAAAGTTCTTTGTGTCCGTTACTGTCTGCATCATTATAAGATAAATAAACTTTATTATCTCCGGCAATAGTACGAAGTGAAAAACCGCTTTTTTTGTTTCGTTTGGCTATTTCTTTTACAAAACCGGCGACCGCTTTTAATTCGCTTTTCTGAATCTTTATAAATCCGTCTTTTGAAATATTGGGGTACACAAGCCGGTAATTAGGGAAATATCCGGCAAAATCACAAACAAAGGTTTGTTTCTTATCGTTGGTTATTTCTGTAATATTGCCGCCTTCCTGATTACAAACACAAACAGAACACCGGCCAACCATTTCTTTTAAATGTTTGGGATTGATAAATAATTTTAGGCCGTCAGGCAAAAGCCCGGATGTTTCAATAATTACGGGGTATTCTTTTAATGTACGCCCGTCAGAAGCAACTAAAGCCGATTTGTAAGGATCAAGATAAATATAATTAAATACCGGTCTTAGAGGATCTTTTGTTACTAATTTAGTGATATTTAGATGTTCCTTTGTAATCCACATATCAAAGGAGCAAACAATATTTTCGCGCTCTTCTATTTTGGTAAACCTTGTTTTATTGGCTTGTTTGGTGCCTATCAGCTTTTCAAATTGCCAAACAAGATTAAAAACCTGATCCACTGGAAAGGAACATTTAAAGCTGTTTATTTGTACAGTCCTAAAATCCGTTATATTTAGTTTGGCATCAACGCAAAGATATTTTATATTTATCTCGTTACCGTTGGAATCTTTCAGTTTTGCAAGCTCCGCGGCGGTATAGGTGCCGGGAGCTATTTCTATTTCATTTGTAAAAACGTCGTTTGCTATTTTAACCAATTCGGCCAAAATGAGGCCATTAAATTCTTTTTCATTCATAACATTAAATAGTTAGATATTTTACACCAAAGTAAAAGCCTAAAGCAAGGCAAAAAAGCAAGTAAATAGGAAGCAGCCAAAGACCGCCAAACACGCTAAAGCAGATTAATAAAACTACTATTAGCCAAATAATTACGCCCACCATGTTAGAAAGTAGGGTTTTCAAGCTCTTGCAAAAAATATTCCTCCGTTATACTCTCACATATATTTGAGCCATCAACATAAACACTAAATCCGGTTGCGGTGCGGAATACTTCTAATTTGTGCGTTTCTCCGTTTGGGGATTCTATTATATAGGTAGTCATAATATCAAAGTTTAAAGGAATGCCGGGAAACCGCCCGGCGCGGTGGAATATTTGTATTATTCGTTTATGTTATGCAAATTACAGTTCCAAACGTGTTTAGGGAATGAACCGTCTTTGTTAAGGCTAACAATAGATGTATTATCCCCGTTATCCTTAATTACATAAACTATAAGTTTTCTAAATCCATATAACCCAATATGATATAATATCTTTTTCTCCATAAATTTAAAATTTGTCTGATTGATCGTTTTTATTTATGAAGTCTTTTAATTTTTGGGGGATCGGTGCCGGAGATAAACACCACGGCACCGAATAAAAGCAGCATTAAACAAAACATAGCTTATTATTAATAAAGTGTTGCACGTTCGTATAAACTTTGCGATATAATGCCATCTTTACAAAGTCCGTCTTTATATTCTCCGAAAGCTATATTAAAATCCAGTTTAAAAGAATGTTTCTTTTTGTTGGCTTCTCTTTCAAATTCGCCTCCGAACTCTTTGCAGAACTCCCAAAAAGATCGGCGTAACTCTTTTTGATTGGTTATCGTGTATTTTGCCATGGCTATTTCATTTTAAAAGTTATGCCAGCAGGCAACAAAGAACGGTTAACACTGGAAACGAATTTATTAAAATCGTTCTCCGTTACTTTTGTTTCGTAGTCTTTCCATTTAAAAACAAGCTCGTTACTATGATCGTAATATATCACATTACCAACTGATAACCCGGCATCAAGAACGGCCAACATAACCCGCTTTTCATTTTCGGCCTTTTGTTGTTTCTTTTTGCAATCGTTAATTATTTCAGCGCGTTTTTTCTCGTATGCTTTGCGCTTTTCTTCGTCTTTTCGCGCTTGTACAGCTTCAGGGCGATAATAACCATCGTTTATTCTGTTAGTTATAGTTGTACGTTCTTCGTCCGTCAATTTCAAAGTAAAACGTTCGTTTTCCGGCTTATATGGGTTTTCCCATGTTTGCCCGGTTAACTCTTCCAGCTTTTTTAAAGCCTCGTTAGATTCTCTTTTCCAGCGTTCAACGATACCGAGCATATAAAGGAGGTATTTAAAGTATTGTTTATCTTCTGCCTGATGAAGCAAATTATATTCCGTTTCCGTGATACGCAAATAGTTAATTGCAGTTTCTTTGCTGCTGTTCGTAATATGGTAAAAACCGTTTTCAACTGGGTACATTGGCGCGCCGTAATGATTAGACAAATGAAGATCAACGAACATTTTAAACTGTGGGAAACGCTTTAGTATTTCTTCATGGCAGCAACCACCAGCACACCAAACGAAACGCCCGTTTTTGCGTTGTTCGTAAATATCCGCCGTTATACTCCAATCGCATATATTATTTTTGCAATCATCAGCCAGTAATATTTTAACATTGATTTTAAAGGTTGTCCCGGCTTGAATATATCTTTTTGATACTGTGTAACAAAGTCTATTTGTAGTTGTCATAATACAAAATTTAAAGGGTGAATAATGAAAGTAAGAAGTAACCCGGAGCCATGACAGCCCCGGAAAAATAGTTATTATTAGAATTTAGAAAGATATTCCACGCATCCGATAATATAGGCCGCGTGTTCTCTTGCCGCTTGTTCTTTTTCTTGCTTGGTTGCGGTCTTATGATCCTGATCGGAAAGCATTTTTGCAGCCATCCGGACGATCTTTTTCATAGTGGAACAGTTTGCAAGATATTCAACGGAAGGAGTTAAGCCGCGGTTTACTTTTTTCAAAAGTGTATTTTGCAGCCATTCAGTAAGCGCGTAAATATCGCGAGAATTGCGAATATAGATAATTAATAAATCTGTGTTCATAACGCAAAATTTAAAGGGTGAAACTTGGTTTGTCTTTGTTTTTCCCTTAACTTTGCATTTAACGTTGTGGAAGACGTTAACCGATAAACGCAAAGTTTAAAGGGAGGCCGGAGAAGTTAACGCACTGATCCGGCTTTTTATTAGTATGAAATCTTTTGAATACGATCAAAAGGAATTAATAACGCTATGTGCTTATCCTGATAGTGAATCAATTCAAAACTATTTGCCGTTGATAGTCTTATAATAGCGGCTTTTTTCGCTGTTTCTTGAAACACATCAAAATGAACCTTTAAACGGTTGCAACAGTTTGTACCTTCTGGGGCTACATGTACGGCGTTTAACGTTACATTTTTGTTTTGTAAGTTTAGTAATACTTCCATGATCTTATATTTTAAATTAAACATTCAACCAAAGAAGGAGTAAAAACGGGAAAGTGTGGAAGACGTTAACCGTTTATCTCCTTTTCTGTATTACAAAGATACGAATAATATTTGTAATACAAAACAAAATGTATCTTTATTTTTAAGGAAATACTCTATTTTTGCATTTATTAATACTTGTATAATATATTGATTATCAGTATATTATATAACAACAAGGGACTAAATATAAAGCATTTAAGAAGTAAGGAAATATTTATAGATGTAAACATCTAAATATGCTTATTTGCTTTATTTATAGCCTTTGTTTAACTTTGTAGCAAGTTACAGAGCGCGAGACGCCAATATAATAAACCCTTTTATGTCGTTTTATATGGTGTATAGTAAGCGCGTAACAGATTTACAGCAAATTTATCAATTAACCCCGGATGATGTTTTCTTTTGTATGCTTGTAGCATCCGGCGCCAGTCGTGGCGAAGCATACGCAACTATATTTAGACCACGATCTACAAAGATAGAAACGGCGCAACGCGGAGCCGCCCAGCTTGCAAAGGATAAACCCGGCATTAATAAACTAATACGATCTTTCGAAGATAACCGCGCCGCCTTCCTTCCTGACAATGATAGCCCCAAAAGCAAGAAGAAAAAGAAAAGCACAGAAACAGAAGAGGAAGAAAAAGCCGGGAATGTTGTACAATACCGGGATAAAGACGCGGTTTTATCAGGTCTCGAGCAAACCCTACCTTATTTAAGGGGAAAAGATCGCGCGGATGTATTAATGAAAATAGCCGATTTACAACAGATGAAGAAGGACGAAAATACAGAAGAAGAGGAAACAGTACATTATTATCTACCTTTGCAATGTTATAGATGTAGCCTTTTTATAGCTGATCGAGCAAAACGGAAAGCAGAAGAAGCGGAAAAGCCGGATTATATTTAATATTATAGGTATAATATAAAGAGAATCAAGGCAAAGTATGGCTTTTCTCCTTCTTTGCCGGTCAACTGGATAATGAAAGCAGGGAGGGCACCCCCCCCGGCTACCCAAGACACCAAGCATGTTTCAATCCCGGTCAAGATTTTTATTTTTTTTCTTTTTTGGAGCCAATAATGGATGTTTTTAAGGCTTTTCCAATGATAAATTACAAAAGTGAATGTCCGATGTATAGTTTTACTTCTGAAAATGTATAGTATATGTATAGTTTACTTCATAACTATACATGTGTAAATCATTCATTATTAGGTCAATGGAAATTTAATGTATAGTATGTATAGTTTATATGTAAATTGCGTATGGAAAAAATATATATAATATGGTTTGCATAAAAAACTATACATACTATGCACTATTTTTCCATTGATTTGTATTTCAATATGTTATATATGTATAGTTGCCTTTAAAACCCTACATAAACCATACATATCAGAGAGAATGTTCCATCTGTATTTCCTATTGAAATAGAGTCGTTATCCTTTGTTTATCAATATTTTGCGATTATTGGTCTTCAATGATGCAACGAATAAAAACATGGCAAAAAGACTTCAAAAAAACGTGTTTATTCTATATTTTAAGTAGAAAATAATAGCATTTATATGGTGATTATGTAGAAAATAAGCTATATTTGTGGCATAAAACACTTGAAAAATAGCATAAAAACAGTAGAAATGCTTTGTTTTCGGGTATAAAAAACGGTGGTATGAATAAGTTTGAGTCTATATTGTTTGATTATGGGCGATACGTTTTTGTTTCTGTGTTCAGAAAAGCGCAGGAAGAGGAAAGATATGAAGATTGTGCGGTGATGCGAGATATTATGCAAAAATATCATATACCTTGTGACACATCTTTAGAGGACTGGCGTACTGATTTGTGGCGATGTGGATATTCAGGAGATGTTGCTATAAATAATCTGTCAGTATATATGGTTGAGGCCTCAACCCGTGCCGGGTATTCAAATTCATAGATTGTACATGGAGAAGGGAAAGTATAGGAAGTTGTTAAATGAGGTCTTCGGGCTTATGAAAGGCGAGAAACTGGATGCCGCCTTACAAGAGTCCAAAAGTGCAGCGCGTGTTGACGCTGTGCAGGACTTGATGCGTGCAGCCATTATACGATCTTCGATTTGTAAGTTCAATGGTACGCCTTACTATTTCAGTGGCCGAATATATGAAGAGATGGCATGGGATGATTTTGGCAACCTGATATATGACTTGATGCGTAAATGCAAAATGCCCAATGGTGATTATTCCCGTGTGGAGGGTGTACTGAAAGTCTGTAAGCGTGTGGTGGCAGGAAAAGCCTTGAAGCCTGATAATGCCATTGTGGTGTTCAATAACTGTGTGTTTGATATGAGTGCTCGCCGTGCGCATTCTTTCAACAGCCGTTGGGTACAGACTACATGCGTTCCCTATGACTACAAGCCGGAAGAGCATGTCTTTCTTTGGAGAATGTTCCTGGATGAAGTTTTGCCGGACAAAAACATGCAAAAAGTTTTGCAAGAGTTTCTTGGAAGTATTTTTGTTGACCGGCGTGTGGCGAAAATGGAAACTATGCTTGTTCTTCGTGGCTCCGGCTCCAATGGCAAAAGCGTGGTCTTTGAAACGATCATGGGCATACTTGGCCGAGAGAATGTCAGCAATTTCGGCATAGGTGCATTGATTACTGGAAATGAGAGAAAAAAGAATATCGCTTTCATCAATGGCAAGCGGTTGAACTACTGTTCTGAAATACAAGCATTGGAGTTTGGTAAGGATAGTGACACGTTGAAGAGCCTTATCAGTGGTGAGCCTACCGAAGCTCGGCCTATCTATGGTGATAACTTCACTGCTTACAATATTCCCCTGCTTATGGCAAATGCCAACCAAATGCCGTATTTGAAAGACTGGAGCTATGGAATGAGGCGGCGTATTTGCATTATTCCCTTTGAAGTGGAGATACCCAAAGCCCGGCAGAAAAAAGAACTGTCACGGGATTTGGAGGCCGAATACCCGGCTATATTCAATTGGATATTGGAAGGACGTGACCGTTTTATCGCTAATGGTTATAAGTTGACAGACAGTAAGGAGCTTGAAAATGTCATGGATGAATATCAGTCGGAAAGTAGCACTGTGATGAAGTTCATGTACCAAATGAACTATCTGTGTCGCTATGAGGAAATTGCCGATATTGAACCCAAATGGATGTCTTCGGCCATTCTGTACCGGAAATATTGCAAATGGTGTAAGGACAATAATGCCAAAGAAGAGAATGTGACAGTATTCGGACGTATTCTTTCGGAAGCCGGTTATCGCAAAAAAAGAACCCCGAACGGTCAGGTATATGGCTTATATGGAACAGCCTTGACGGAAAAACTCTATTATGAGAAACGGGAAGACTTACGGGGCAACTATAAGCAAAGGATCGCCAAACCGGTTTACAAAGATGGCAAACGATATGCCTATACCCATGAAGGACTTGCGGCCTGCTTGTCATTAAGCATTTATCAAGTTCAGCGTTTGTTCCGGGAGAAGAAACTGGAAGGGACGTACCACATGGAGAAAAGAACAACAGTTTTTGACTTGGACGCTGTGGAGAAGATTATCAAACAATTAAAAATAAGAACCAAATAAGTATGATCGCACCGGATGAATTTGCAGAGGTTATTGAAAGGATAGATAACCTGCGGGGAGCATTGGAAATCCCTATGCCAGCTGAATTTCATGTAAATCAAATGAAGCGTGAGCTTGAAGAAGTATCAGACAAATTAAAACGGATTTACGTTGAGGAAGAAGACGGAAATCCATGGGAGGAATAAGCATGGCAGTAAAATTTAGACACAAGGAAACGGGATTGTTCTTTTGCAGGGCAAAGGGATTATCCCCTTCAAGAAGAGATTATGACAAACTTGGAGAAGAAGGTATTTTTAGGAAAAGGCATTTGTCTAAGCGAGGAAGAATCTACGAAAGCGCAACTGAAAATCAGAAACGGGATTGGATTGGTAAGAAACATGCAGATGAATTTGAAATAGTAAAAGTATGAAAAATATGAATCACATAGAGTTAAGTGTTGAGCTGATGTCTATTCTTCGGGCCTTGAACTATTCATGTGAATTGAAGACAATAGAAGGTAAGAGCATTGTAATGGATATAGCAGTGCAAGGAGAATTGTCTGTCAGACACCAAAAAATGATTGAAATGCTTCTTGGTGGATTTCTCTCTGAATTTTATTGGGTAAATGGGAAGCATCATATTTATATCAGAGAAGAGTGCAAAGGGCTTCTTCCTGATGATGATAGGTATAGTTGCTTGATTTATGAAATGAATAAAGTATCATCGGATGAAGAACGTATAAACTCTTACGGTAAGGAATACTTTTTTAATCTTGGAGATAGATTTGAACGTAAATTAAAAATAGGATTATGAGCAAAAAAACAAATGGTATTCAGGTAGGTAACTTTATTGTTACGAGGGATAATGGTAGTGAACATGACTGGATCAGTATTAAGGCAGTGTCAGGTTTTTGGAGTATGCGTTTTCGGGATGATAACGGAATGTTTTCCCGGATTCGGGAGTTAACCAACAATAAGGAACTTCGTGAATATTTGGAAACATGGATCAAAGTATGTTTCCTTATTAGTAATGCAACCCCTGACGTTAAGTTTATGGAAGAGTTTTTTAAAAGCTATTCTGATCTTACCGAACGGCTACGAGGCTTGCAGCAACCAGTATCACCGGAAGATGATGCCAAGATACTGGAAGAAGAGAGAAACATGAATAGTATCAAGGAAGGTATTAAGGAGGAACATAAAAATGAGGGTACCGACTGATAAGGAAATTGAAGAGGCCAAAGAATACCTCCGTCAACGTCTGGATGCGGAGCTATCCATGCGTACCAATCTTCAAATTGTAATGATCGAGGCGGCAAAGCAAATTATAGATATTTCATACCGGTACAAGATCAGCCCTGAACTATTCCGTTTTTCAGCAAACAGACAGTTGCAGGAGGAAGTGGATGCCATTATTTTATCCCTTCTTGAAATAATTGAAGACTATACTTATACTTTGGCAGTAGCGACACATGAGGATAATAAGGATGCAATCATAACATGTATAACGCGAGAATCATACGGCAAAACCTTCACACAACGTGCAAGAGAATATGTTGACCGGTTTTCAAAGGAGGTTGAAACGGCCATTGCCGCCGGATTACTACTGAACCTTTCCAAAGACAAATTACTTTCATCTATCAGGCAGTCGGTAAAAACGCCATTGCTTAATGAGCATGTACAGAGAGCTATTTCAAAGGGTTATCCGATTATTTCAAGACTCGGTGTTCAGGAGTCTTTTGGAGTAGGACGTACTGTAAGCTCTTGGACTGCACTGTCAGATTTGACGGAGTATGCTGTGGCAGAGGGTTGGATGAAGCATTGGGAATTGCAGGCTAAAGCCTGTGGAGCCGTAGGGTTCTTTGTCATGCGTGGCAGCTCCTATCCTTGTAACATTTGTGACGATGAAGTCGGATTTCATGTGGAATGGGACAAATTACCACCGTATCACGGTCATTGTAAATGCTTTGCCGTTCCCGTATCAGCAATATAATTATTTAACATACTAAATATCAGAATATTATGTTTGGATTATCATTAATCAGCACAAAGAAACTCAATCATCTTGCATCAGAATGCAGCAAACTGGCTATTGCCAATGTTGAGCTTTCAAAACAAAATGCGACACAATCTAAAACTATTATGGAACTTACTGGAGAAGTCCGGGTGCTAAATTCTAAAATCCTTCTGAATGAAAGTATCAATGATGATCTGCAAAAGAAGCTTAACCGGAAATATCCTCGAAAGCCTTATAATAAAAAATTGTATCGAAAGTAGTGTCATATTCAATTCATTCATTACATTTGCAATGTAGAAGCTGACTTGTTATAACACAAGCTTATCAACCAAATTGTTGAAAAAGTAAAGCCTCTGTCTATTTTATGTAGGCAGAGGCGGCTTTTCCTAATGTATAGTTACATTGGATTCAGAGCGCGGAGTACGGGATTGCTTTCGCGCTCCGCGTTGGTACAGATCATTTTGCATTACCCTCTTTATTTTCATTTTTCTTGATATTCAGTTGATATAGCAAGTCAGCTTGTTGCTGTTCCTTATATTCACGCATGATACGATCCCATTCATTGTTTTTTCCATAGCCGGATTCTTCCGAGCCGGTTTCTTTTGATAAAATACCGGCACCGACTAATTGTACCAAGTTCGATACCAATTCGGCTGCATTTTGGTGGACGTATGGAACTGCCCACGAAAAAATTTTCAAATTGAGGAATTTGGTAAGTTGGCCTTTTTCTGTTCCATATCCGTGCAGGAACAGCCGTTTCATTTTGTCTATTGATTCGTCAAATTCCTTGCAGTCAATCATGGCTTTTTCCAAAGATGGTGAATAGATCAGCTTGATAGCAACACCCGGTAAATCTCCTGACTTTACTTCGGGAGGCATGACAACAAAACTCCCCATAAAAATCATTTTAAGTAATGTATTAATTTGAAGTTCAAATGATTGTGATGCTTCGGGACGATTCATAAAGCCTGCATCATCATCCTTCCCCATAGTGATAGCTTTTACCGCACCATACATATCTCCCTGAATCTCAACATCTTCACCTTTAAGTAACATGATTGGAAATGCGTATGCCATATTGTTTTGACACAAATGGGAAATAGCCAGTTCGTACTTGTCGATATTATCTTGTGAAAAGCTCCAGCAGGCACCGTGTTTGTCCCGATAATATACAACCGGACATTCGGTAAATCCATGATCGTGTTCTTCCACTAATGTATATCCTTCAATACCGAAATACTGTTTCACTTTGTTTATTGCTCCGGCTATTCCCCTTTTATCCTGCCGGTAACGGTACATTTTTTTATTATCCCACACTTCCACCCAAGAAATGAGTTCCTTTCCCTCTTCGTCATAGTCGCTGTATCGCCGGGCAAACAGTGTCATTTGACCGGTTATGGAATCGTAGTGAGGATAAAGAGTGTCACCATCAAAATAGGAGAGATTCTTGGTGAACACCTTGCCTTCATTCATATAGAATACGATTGCTGCATCTCCCGTTATTTTTACACTTTTGGCATATTCGTAAAATGCAATCTCCATATTTTTATCCAGCCATCCTTTTTGAAATTCGAGAAATATTTCCCGTGAACTTTCATCAACTTTGGTATCGGTCAGCTCATGATGAATGTCATTGCCACATAGATGTACAAGTTGTTGGATAGTGATTATCATCTGAAAGGGAAAAGAAGCACGGAATACTTTCTCCCGGAAGAACCGTTTCTTCTCTTCGTCATATTTCAGTCTGTCCGGGTAAAACAATTCCGAATTGATCTTGTGCCCTGAAGGATAAAACTCACGGATAAAATCAGCCTGCGAAATGAGCTGCCATGTCAGCCTATCACTGTTGTTTGTGAACGATGCGTTTCTTAAATCGCTCGTAATCCTGCCTTGCAAGTAACCTTCGGGAGTAACCCTTGCAAAAGGCTTTTTTGTAAGAATCTCTGCTATCATATTAATCCTAAACCTTTTATGTGTTTGCGTTTATGTTTAATTTCAAAAATCATTCGCATAAGCAATGCTTCTATGAAGTCGGGAGAATGACCTACTAATTTTTTCATTATAATCTTCTTGATAATAGTCCAGCCTTTCTCTTCACTGTCTTCATCCTTTCGTATCGCTTTCCTTTCCTTGTCGAGAATCTGTCTAAGGGGAACTTTCTCAAACCCTTTGCCGGAGAACTTGCGTTCAAGAAGAGTCGGTTCAATGGAAATCTCCCGGTTGATAATTTTTTGTGCGAACAGATATGCCGCTTGTGATTTTAAATTCGCATAGATGTATTTGAATTTCTCTTCCACGGCTTCTTTGTTGTTGAATGGGATTGCATTCGGGAAAAAGCCTTTGAATATTTGTCCGAGTCCGTTAAGGTCATAGGTGAAGCATTCTTCTCTTACATGCCATTCTTCCAGCATCGCTTTTACGGTATCGACTGTTTTCTTGCTGTCAAGTTTGCAAACAAATATGTCTCTTATATGCCATCCTTCCCACAGCCACATGACAAGACTGTCGCCACCCTCAAATGCCGCATCACATGATACCCGGCGTATTCCATCACCTATCTGCATGGAATTGCGGTATAAGGCTTCCATGTGAGTCAGCTTTATTATATCATCTCCGGCAGCTTTGTATTTCCAGTTACCGTCAAGATCGCGTGCGCGTTGTTCGTCTGACTGGTTGACAAGGTTAGCCAAATAGGTCGGATCAGAAGACATCAGTTTTACATTATCGGAAAGTTTTGCTTCAATAAAAGTAACCGACTTGATAAACAGTTCTTGTGGTGTGCCATATTGCTCATACTCCGGCTTCCAGTAGGCGTGTATAATATCCTTGCATTGCTCATATACTTCCTCACGGGTATCTCCCCAATATATACCTGAAACATTGTCCCCGTCCATAAAACAATACCGGACTCTGCCATCACGTTCCGGGATTGGAAGACCATCTTCTCCGATCCACCAGTCAATGAATTTTGCAACCCAGCTGTCAGGATCAGGGTTACATGTTCCGATAAAGCGGTTACGGATATGAAAGGCGTTACGGTTACAAGTGATAAGGTATTTGAATTTGAGATATTCCATGTGGGTTATTTCATCCACACCTATATATGCGAACTGTTTACCTTGAAAACGCTTTTTGAAATCGTCAAGTGTGTCAGCATGATAGCTGAATTTTAAAAATCCACCTTTATAGAAATTCCAGCGCATGTCGTTTTTGGACTTGTTGTATTCCCCAAAATCATCATATAAGGTGGATGATGTTTCTACCATATCAGAGAGATCGTCTATCTCATGCCGGAGAAGCACAGAACGGAAGTTTTTATTTTTTATATCTTTCAATGTTTCCATAAGAAGAGTAAAAGTTTTACTTCCCCCACGGCATCCCCCACAGATGGTAATATCAGCCGGGGTGGAGAGCATGTTTTCCTGCCCTCCACCTTGTGCGATTATCTTATTCGGATTAGGAATTTTCCTATCCGCGTCCCTTAACATTTGGATATATTCATAATCAAGCACCAAACTGGCATTAACCGTTTTTATTCCACTATATTTCTCCATAAAAAGAAAACCGATCCTCACATTACACATGTGGAGACCGGCCTATAAGCTCTGATTCTAATATTGCAGTACAAAAATACGCATAAAGAGTATTATTTTCTACATTTTAATAGAAAATAATATCAAAAATGTTTTGAGAAAAGAAATCCAGTACATATATTTGCAACGAAAACATGGAGTATGATAAAAATTAGTGCGGATAAAGATGCAGATCAAAGGGAAATATACAACAAGATAGTTTTATGTCCGATATGCGGTCAGAAACTAACTGATATAAGCTATGTCAATGGTGTTGTTATATTGAGAGTGAAGTGTCGTAGATGCAAGAACTACATAAATGTGGATATTGTGGGTACAAAGTAGTTTTCAGGATAATATCGCGGAGTGGAGCAGCTGGTAGCTCGTTGGGATCATAGCCCAAAGGTCATTCGTTCGAGTCGAATCTCCGCAACAATAGTTGGAGTTGCCGCATTGTTTCTCCCTTCGATGTGGCGTATGGGGATAAAGGGAGAATATGGAAAGATGGCAGACGTGGTGTATGCGCCGGACTGAAAATCCGGTTAAGGTGATTCGATTTCATCTCTTTCCACAAAACCTATACGGTGTGGTTCAATTCCCACAGGTACGCTGAAATGGGGTATCGCAGGTTAGGTGAGTATAGGTATATTGTCCGGTTAGCTCAATTGGTAGAGCAATACACTGTTAATGTAAAGGTCGGTAGTTCGATTCTATCACCGGGCGCAATGAAGCGGAGATAGTTCAGTTGGAAGAACGTCAGATTCCAAACCTGATTGTCGGGGGTTCGAGTCCTTCTCTTCGCGCATATTGAGATATGGTGTAATGGCAACACAGCAGATTTTGGTTCTGCTATTCAAGGTTCAAATCCTTGTATCTCAACAAATGGCGTATTCGACTAACGGTTAGGTCGTCACCTTTTCACGGTGGAAACCAGAGTTCGATTCTCTGATACGCTACACAAAATGAATAACGTCCGAAGTACAAGGGAAATGCGGTGGTTTCACAGAGATGTCTTGTAGGCCGCATATTGGAAGTATGGGTGAGTGAACGATACCACCTCTTTGCTAAAGAGGCAAGCTGAAAGGCTTCGGAGGTTTGAATCCTTCTGCTTCCGCAAAACGGGTAGTTACCGAAGTGGCAAACGGGATAGACTGTAAATCTATTGGCTTTCGTCTTCATTGGTTCGAGTCCAATACTGCCCACTATTAAATGAAAAATAAGACCAAAGAGTCAGATTGATGCAAAAAGCATTGTCTGACTCTTTTTTTATTCAACATAAACACAAAATAAACACGATGGAACAAGAAAAAATCTTATCCACATTAAGCGAGAAACTTGGAGAAACCAGTTTTTCACCGCAGACATTACAGAAGTATGTAGAACTTAATCCCGTAGCCGAAGGTTCGGAGCCTGACGAGGCTTATTGGAACAAGGCTGTGAATTTTCTGAAAGGGATGCAAGGACAGTACAACCATGATGTCGCAACCAGAGTTGAGGACTTTAAGAAAAACTATAAGCCCCAACCGACTCCCCCGACACCTCCAACTCCACCGGCACCACCGAAAAACGATGATGAACTGGAGAAGAAGCTGAAAGAACTGGAAGCACGTTTAGATGCAGAAGACAGCAAAAAGGTTCAAGCTGACCTGCTAAAGAAGGTTACGGCTGCAATGAAAGCCAAGCAAGCGAATGATGATTACGTATTGGGCAAGACTTTGCAGGGGGTAACTTTCGATACCAAGAAAACTGTGGATGAACTGGTTACTGAATTTCTGCCAAAATATGATGCAGAATATAAGGCGTGCAGGGGTTATGGCACCGCCCCAAGAACTTCTGACGGTTCAGGTGGAACACAACACAATGCAGCCAGCAGATACTTTGAACGTAAAGGCAAGAAGGAAGGCTGGAAGAAGAATTAAAATTATTAACTCTAAAACAGTAAATGTATGGGAACAATGGGTAACACGTTTGATGTGAACACCGTGAAATACGGACATGCCCGTAAAGTGTGGCGTGAAATCCGTCACCGTTATCCGGGCGGTGGTATGGTGAGCAACATTTCCGATTGGGTTGCGGTTGGCAAGATTCCTGCCGGTACAGCTGTGAAGTTTGATCTTTCAGGTAAGACATTCACCGCTTATACGGATGCACAGATCAAGGCGGCTGAATCAGATATTACCACTCTTGGCATTAATGGTTATTTGCAAGAAGATATTCTTGTAGCCAGTGGCAACACAAAGGCCAGTGGGACAGTAGTCTATGCCGGAGAGATTTATCAGTACATGTTTGACGAAGAAGTGGTCGCTATCCTGCAAAAGATTACTACACTTCCTCAAATTGTATGGGTGCAGTAAAAGAATTTGAAAACAACATTTAAAATACGACAATTGTATGAATACACTTCCTATTGATTTGTACAAGGTTATCGAGTATGGGCTTGGTGGGGACACTTGGCAAGAATTTATTGACCGTTACAAGGAGAAGTATGACCTACTTCAAATTGATGGTTTTGAATTTGAAGCAACCAAGTTGGATTATACTTTCTCCCAGCTTATTACGAGCCTCGGCGTGAAAACGCTGCCAGCTTACGTTGATCCGGAAAGTCCGGGTTATGAAGCTGCATTGGGAGAACTCGAAGGAAGGACGGGTAATATCCCGACTCAAAAGAAGTTCTACCGTTTGAACCGTGTGACTGTGAGACAACAATTGCAGCTGTTGCAACGGGTAGGCATGTCCGCATTGACGGAAGAGATGCAGAATGTGTTCTTGGGCTTGCTTGATGAAAGTGCTGACGGTCTTATCGGATCGTACTACAATGCGCTTACTCACCAGCGAATGAGAATTGTTTCCACGGGTAAGTTCACTATTGATACTGATAACAACCCACGTGGTTTGAAGGGTATCACTATTGACTTTAATATCCCTGAAAACCATTATCAAGTATTGGCCGGCACAAGCCGCTGGTGGACTAAGGATGAACATATTCCGGCAAATCAAGGCTCTGCCTCTGATCCGATTATGGATGTAAAGAACAGAGTGAAAGAGATTCGCCGCAAATATCATTATTTGGGCAAGATCAGGATGGAGCTGGCGCAGGACTTATGGGATGATTTAATGACTCATACCACGGTTCTTAAACGTATCGGCCATTCCCTCTATCCGACTGTGACGGATGATAGTACGGTTATTGCCAATGCACAGAATGAAGATGAAGACCGCCTGAAAGCCATTTTCAAGAAACTGGTTAAGGTGGATGAAATCGTGCCACGTGACAGCTATGCTTTTGTTGACAAGCCCGGTAAGGATGCGGACGGACAACCTGATCTTATCACTGAACAAGTGGAGAACTTCAAGGCCACCAATATTGCCTTTATACCAGTAGGTCAGATCGGTACTATTCAAGGTGTGGAGCCTTTGACTTTGGGATATGAGGCAAACAAGGTTGCTTCTTATGACGGTGGACGCTTGAAACTGACACAGAGAGCCAATCCTGAAACACATTCAATCTATATTGAAAGTGAAGCCGCCCAAATGTGTGTGCCGAGAATGCCACAGTATATGTTCATCTCTACTGTAACTGTGTAATTCTTAAATTCATGCAAGAATGAATGAGGAACTTTCTCATACGGAAGATATGACCATTGAGGACTTTTTGAGTGGCGCAACTGCTTATGAAATAGCGGACAACGCCCTCAAAAGGGTTCTTGTCAAGCGGAAAATCGCTTTTGGAACAATGGTAAGTGAACTGACCGAAAGGCAGCTTGATCTTGCCACTGCCGATATTTACATGTGGTGTGCAAGCACTCCAAGCAGTAAGAATGATACCGAAGACAGTGACGGGGGATGGAAGCATAAGGAAGGTGGTTGGCAGACCAGTGCATACGACAAGCGGCAACTCCGTGAAATGGCGAAAGAACTGTATGAGAAATGGGATGAAGAAGTTGTAAAGGGCACTAAAATCAGAATAGTCAATTTTTGAGTATGAAAGTAAATAATCCACGGCATCCGCACAAATGTACTGTTTACCGAATTATAGGTGAGGATTCTTTCAGTGATGGTGAGAAGGTGATCTTGTATGAAGGTATATGCCGAAAGGAAGGTAGTACAAATTTGCGGACATTCAAAACCGATAATGTGATAAAGAGCGATTATCTGTTGAGCCTTCCCGGAATTGTTGAAGGAATATTGGCCGGTGATCTGATAGATGTCACGGACAGACAAGGCACTTTCACTCAATGTATGGTTACTGATAGCTATGCCGGAAATTTGGGAACAACTGTGTATTTCAATCTTGCAAAAAATTAACGCATGGATAACCGGAGCAATGAAGTATTGTTTGATGAAGGAATAAGGAAGGCAAAGGAGCTTGTTTCAGGATATATCTTTGATGTCTTGACTAAATGCTGTGAAGAACTTATCCAAGATGCACTTGATAACAAGTCAGGCTTTCGGAATCTTACGGGTAATACAATAACCAGTTATGCGTGCGGATTATTCATGGACGGTAGATTTTCCTATTTCGTTTGTAGTGGAGATTCAATGAAACAACCGGTGAGAGTAAAGCTGACTAAAGGTGAAACATTTGTAGGTGTCAGTTATGATAATCAGAACAGACGTTTTACTGGAACAATAGAAACTGATAAAGGTTATGGCGAAGCATTCTCCTTTGATTTCTTGAAAAGATATAAGTCGGAATCACGTAAAGGATTTGAGATAGTAATGTGCACGGGTACTGAATATTCAACCTATTTGGAGAATGTGTTGAATGCAGATGTTCTGACCGGAACATTTCAAAGGGCACAAAATACATTATTCAAGAACTTTAAACCAATGAAATGATGGGACGGACAGTTTATAGACGTATGGATATATTAAAACAAATCGCTGATGCAGTAACCGGCATTGGTGAAAAGGTTTTCATAACAGATCGTCCGGCTGCTGAACAAAAGGCGATGAAGGACTTTGTTGTTATCCGGTTGCCACAAACTATCCAAGATAAAGGAAGTACCTACCAAGACACTTACTGTCAGATAAACGTTTTTGCGCATGATCGCTCAAACGGTATTGAGAATACAGTCCGTTTGGATGAAATGCAAATGGAAGTGGTTTCAAAATTTCCAATAGTGACGGAATTGTTTTCAGCTGTAAGTCCACGATTGCTTCCCGGAGGAAATGACGGACTCGGTTTTCATTCCTTAATAATACAAGCGAAGCTAATAATAAACAAATGACACAAACTTAAAAAGATACGATTATGGCAGAGATTTCTATTACTACCAAACTGGAAGAGTTAAAGGTGCTCTTTAATCAGATGAAGGAGGTTTATTATGTGTCCAAAGTCAATAGTGACCTCGCAACTTTAGCGGCTTTTGATATGGAGCTGCCGGTACTCTCTGACGGAGTTACATTTGATACCGGAGCTGCCGATGTTTCCAAGATCAAGTTGACAACCGGAGCAACTTGGACTTCTATTGCTAATGCTGGAGATTCCGATATTCAGTTTCAAGTACCTTCCGTGGCAGGAAAGATCAATGACTTGTTACTGAACAAGAAAGCGGAAACGGTGACTATGACTGCTACCATTGATGGTGAGACTTATGAAGGTGAAGGTTACAATATCGAACCGAAGAAAGTAATCGGAGGACTCTTCATGCGTAGTGAAGACCGTCAAACAGCCTTGTTCTTACCGAATGTTGAGGGGTATAGCAACTTCGTCAGCGAGCAGGATAAGCCGGGGTACTTTAATGTATCTGTTTCTCCGTTGAATGATGCTAAGGGTGCCTCTATTTACATTTTACGTAAAAAAGTGTCCGAATAAAAAACTTAGGATATAACACTTTGCAAAATTCATATCAGCGAAAAGGTGGTGAGCTACTTGATACCGGCCACCACCTTTTTTCGTATAAAACACGATAAAATATGACAAAGAAGAATGACATAACACTTCCTACACCGGAGGATGAAAGGCTATTGAATGATGTGTTGGAAGACAGTGTGGACTATGTGGAAGTCCGAGGAAAGAAATATGGTATTTCATGGCTGAAAAGAGGGACTATACGCAAATTCACCAGTACCATGCAGAAATCGGGAAATGATGATAAGATCAGTTGCCAATGTGCAGCCGCTATCATTTTGAACGGATATTGGAAGATCAAGTTCTTCTATCCTTTCTTGTGGCGATGGTTCTTTTATATCAAACAATATGGAGATCATGAGCTGATGAAGGTTATAGCCGTCGGCAAAAAAAAAATTCCAGTGGAAGACTACTTGACTGCTACCATATATCTGACCGCGATGAAGGACACGATGATGACAATGACAAAAGAGGAAGCAGAGCATATCCTTCACGAACCAGCTACGGACAAACGTGGGAAATAGGCAAGTCCTATCCGTGGCTGACAGAGCCTTTGAGAGTATTTGGGATTCCAATAAGCAAGCCCTTGTTTGGTATTTATTGGGTACTTACAAATGCACAAATTGAACTATTGGCAATGGATGTGTCTATTGTGGTTACAGATTGTGACAAGGACAACAAGGAAAAGAAGCACGATACGAAGAACTTCAAATCCCCTTCCGTAAGCGAAATAGAGGATGCTGCCAAACGCTGGAAAGATAAGTATGGCAATGGAGAAACAGCAATTAACATTAATGATTATAAGTAACACAAACACAATAATATATGGCTGATCTCGGTAATTTATATTTTGATATACTGTTCCGTGATAAGACAGCGGAACAACGTAAAAAATTGAAAGCGGAAATCACCAAAGACTTGCAGGCAAAACTTGATGTGGGTTTTGACAAGAAGAAGTTGGTTGGTGATATGAAGACTTTGCTTCAAAGTGAGAAGTTTAAGATCAATGTGGTAGTGGATAAGGCCAGTACCACACAAGCTGTCCGTGCCGCCTTGCAAGCCGCCGGGTTGAATACAAACTTTACAGCAAGTGATTTACGCGCCGCCAAAGCCGCAGCCATTCAAACCAAAGCGGAGGCTTCTGCCGCAGCCGCACGTGAGCTTGCGCGACAAAGAGCCGCCCGTGCCGCCAAAGCGGAACTGGATTTGGCTAATGCCCGTGAGAGATCAGCCAATGCAGCAAGGCGGCACATGACAGCCACTCTCAATATGAATGGAGCAATGAACAGCCAGTTGAGTATTGTCGGACAATTAAGAAATGAATTTTTGGGGCTATACTCCATTTATGCGGCACAAAATTTCTTACGTGCAGTGGTTGATATTGGTGGTGAGTTGGAGAATCAGAAAATTGCAATGGCCTCTATCCTGCAAGATGAAGGCAAAGCTACAACCATATTCAATCAGATTAAGAAACTGGCTGTTGCTTCTCCGTTCGGGGTTATGGATTTGAATCAGTATGCCAAGCAACTTTCTGCATATTCTATACCATACAATGAATTGTATGATACCATGAAAAGGCTGGCTGATATATCAGCCGGTGTAGGTGTTGATATGGGGCGTATCATATTGGCCTTCGGTCAGATAAAGGCTGCTAAATTCTTGAAAGGAACAGAATTGCGGCAATTGACGGAAGCGAACATTCCTATGGTGGATAAACTGGCCGAGCGATTCAGTAAGTTGGAAGGCCGCATTGTCAGTGCCGGTGAAGTGCTTGATATGATCTCGAAAAAGAAGGTTACGTTTGAGGACGTAAAAGATGTTCTTTGGGAACTTACGGATGATGGTGGCATGTTTCATAACATGCAGGAAGTTCTTTCAGAATCAGTCAAATCCAAATGGAAGAACTTGGCTGATGCGATTGACATTATGCTTGGTGATATTGCGGAGTCAATGGGTAGTACATTGAAATGGACTGCCGAAAGCCTTACCACCCTTGCTCAAAATTGGAAAGAAGTTGTACCTTTTATAACAGCGGCCACAGCTGCGTTTGGAACATATCGGGTTGCGGTTTATGCAGGATCACGTGCCATGGGAGTGGCAAATGCTACATTAATAAAAGGAACACTCGCAGCTAAACAGAAAACAGCAGCGGATTTAGTGATGGCTTCCAATTACCGCACTTTAACTGCCGCTGAAAAAGGATTGATTGCTTCAAGAAATGCTATGACTACCGCAGAATGGAGGGCATTGGCTGTTAGTGGCGCATTGAACAAAGAACAAGCGTTGAGGTTGATAACACTTGGGAAAATTAAATCAGGTCAGGCAGGACATATTACCCAATTACTTAATATATCAAAAGCTGAACTTCAAGTGGCTATGTCAGCTGGAAAAGCTCGTGTGGCAATGACAATGCTTAGTTATGGAGCCAAACAAGTTTGGACTGCTTTTAAGGGTTTGTTCAATCCATACATGTATTTGTTCGCTGGACTTTTTGCCATTACTGAATTATGGTATAAGTCCGGGCAAAAGGCTGACGAAATGAACGAGCGTATTTCCGAGCTGACAACAAGAGCACAAGACGGTTTCAAGAATTTAACGAAAGAAGCTCAAAAATTTGCTGATGTTGATCCTTTTAAGGCGAATGATGCCTCACTGATTTCTTCTATTGAAGAAATGAAAACAGCATTAAAGGATTATTCTCCAGTTTGGGCAGACACTTTTAATGAAACGTTTAAGACTGATGATGAAGGAAATACGGTTAAAAGCCTTGCAGAACAATATATATTGCTTCGGAATGCTTTGAATGATACAAAAGAGGCTTATAAATTGTTGAATGCCATAAGAGGTACATCTGAATATGCGAATGATGCTACTGATGGTTATTTTGACGAAAGCTTTAGTGAAAATATTGAAGACTACATCAAGGCAGAGAAGCATATAGACAAGATTATAGACCGTATGGCTGGTAGCTATATAGAGTATTATACTGCCATGCAGAAAGTTATAGCCAAGTATGATGATTTTGCTAAAGTCGCTTCGGGCAAATCATTGAAAGAGCAGTTGGATATAATCAAAGAATATCCCAAGGCATTAGCCAGTTTGAATAATGAGTTACCCTTCACGGGAGGATATAGGGATGATATTTTTCAGCTACGGAAGGCATGGAAAAACTCTAAACGTGTTTTTGAGGAAGAAGTATCACCGGATATGCAGAGTTTCATATCCGAATATAAGTCACGATTACAAGCTGCCGGTTGGAATTTAGACAATTTGAGTGACGCTCAAAGAATAGCTATCGGTTTGGATATAAGTTCTTTCTTGGATCAATTTAAAGAAATGCCGGTAGATATACGAAAATTTCTTAATGGTGAGATTCTTGAAAAGCAATTCAATATCAAGATTAATGCTGAATATACGGAAACTATTCAGAGCTTGTCAGACTTGCAGAAAAAGTTCAATGAAGCCACAGATGGGCAATTTGAAGCCCAAATAAAGGTTTCTACGGATTCAGAGAAAATTATTGAAGGAGTACAAAAAGCGTATAAGGAAGCTAAAGAGACAACAAATCAATTGAAGCCGGTATTGATTAAAGCCGGAATAGATTTGTCAGGTATTGGAGCTATTGACTTGTCAAAACTTCCCGACTGGCAGAAGCAAATTGTATCAGATTATAAAAAGGCTTTCGATACAATGCAAGCCGGTGAGAAAGGAGCTAAAGAAATCGGTTTTTCCCTCACTGATCCAAATAAGGATAAGAGCAAAAAGGATGCCTTTGCCGAAAGATTGAAAGAACGGGTAAACTTACTAAAGGAGGCATATTCTGAATATAAGAAGTGGACTGACATTGTTGGAAAGGGAGAAGCTGCCAGCAAGGTTAAAGAATCGGGTATTTTTGATTCCTTATTTAAAGGTAAAGAACCGGTGGATATTGGAAATTATCGAGATGAATTGAATAAGATTCTTAACCAGCTTGACGATAAGACTAAAGAACGTAGGGAATTGAAAGTTTCTATACGGAAAGTTCTTTTGGATATTGATGCCAATGCTATGAAAGAAGCTTCGGATAAGGCCGCAAAGGAACTTGAAAGGTACGTGTCTGATGTTTCAAAGAAATGGGATATATACAAGCAGCTTGTCAATGCCGGTGCAAGTAAGAAGGATGCTTCTTTATACGCTTTCGGAGTATTGTCTGAATATGAGAAGAAATCCGAGGAATTAGCTGAAAAGGTAACTAAGAAAATGAAGGATAAAGGGGTATATATACCTTTGACTTTCACCGAACAAGAGGCCACAGAATCACTTGGAGGTAAAGACAGTGTTTTGTATAAACAGTTTTTCAGTGCATGGAAGGAAGCTAAAGAAGCTATTGAAAAAGATAGTTTGGAAGTAAAGCTGAAAGAAGTTACTGCCCTCAACAAATACAAATCTATCGCTGAAAAGATACGGGACTTAAGCGAGAAATATGCTCCCTTAACCGGCACCTTCATTGGTGAAAATAATGAACTTGTTGGGAATGTTGAAGGCATGACTCCCGGACAGAAAGCTCTTTTTACCGAATATAAGGAGGAACTGGCAAAACTAAGGGGACAACTGCTTGAACTTCTTCCGGTATGGGAACAGATATTTGGAGATCAGACCTATAAATCATACGGACAGATACAGCAAGCATCCGATTATGCGCAACAGATTATTGATAATGCTTCTGTAACTAAAAACAAGAATGGAAAGCCAACAGCTTTTACTTCTTGGTATTTGGATGAGAATGGTAAACGGATTGATGTTTCAGGAGAATATTCTCAAATTGAGAAGTTAAAGAAAGCCATACAAGACTTATATAAGGCCGGATTACAGAAGAATCCGTTTGCCACTCTCATAAAAAATATTCGTTCTTTATTCTCCAGTGGAGATAAAGATGAAAAGGGTACCATAGAAAAAATTGCAGCCATAGGAGAAAGTGCCGCTGAAAGTGCTGATCTTGTCGGCAATTTTGCAGGACAGATGTCTTCCATGTTCGATGCTTTGGGCAATGAGGGTATGGCCGACACGATGGGTAATGTGCAGGATGCCATGTCTTCTATAAGCAATATCGGGCAGGGATTCGCCAAAGGTGGAATAGTTGGTGGTATTGCTGCCGCTGCCGGTGAAGCTGTAAACTGGATTGGGAAGATAGCACAAGCACATGACAAAAAGCTTGATAAGGCTATTGAAAAAAGTAAACTTCGTGCTCAACAGTTGCAGTATATATACGAACAGATTGACGGTATTCTTGAACGTTTCTTGGGCAGTGGCACGGAACTAAAACTTGTAGATGCAGAAAATGACCGTACCCGGTTGAATCAATTAAATAATCAGATTGAGGCAATACGCAATAAGGGGAAGATCAACATCTTCGATTTGATGTCTTTGCAGAAATATAAGCAGGAAGCGGAAAAACTTCAAAAACGTGTTTCGGCATACGATGAAGGCGGTGCATACGGGTATCAACGTGCCTTGATGCAAGAACAACTTTCAGAATTGGAGAAACAGCGGCAAGCCGAAATTGACAAGAAGAAGACGGATGATAGCAAAGTGGCTGATTATGAGAATCAGATTGCGGAGATGAAACAGCAAATAAAGGATTTTGCCGAAGAAACGGCTGAATCTCTTTATGGCATTAATTTGAAAGACTGGGCTTCGCAGTTGGGAGATGCCTTGTATGAGGCATGGCAGAAAGGCGAGGATGGTGCCGAAGCTTTCAAAAATAAGGTTGCCGACATTATGGGTGATGTTATGAACTCCATTCTCAAAATAAGTATTTTGGAACCGGCCATGCAACAGCTTCAAAAGATGCTTTTTGGTGAGGATGGAATGAGTGGTTATTTCGGCAAGGATTTCTCTCTTGACGAAAAGGAGTTGGAAAGTATTGCGGACTATCTAATGGGGGTAAGTGAGAAAACCGATGATTACTATTCCATGCTTGACAAACTGAATAACTATATGGAAAAGAAATATGGTATCAGTATGAAGGAAGAGGAAGAAGACAGTGGAAGTGGTTTATCTAAAGGCATACAGAATGTTACTGAAAATACCGCTAACCTTTTGGCTTCTTATATAAATGCAATCCGGGCTGACGTGAGTGTTAAACGGGAGTATGTGCGCAGATTGGTTGAAGAATTGTTCCCGGCCTATAATGTAATAGCACAAGCACAATTACAACAACTGACAATGATACAGATAAATACAGCAAAGAATGTGGAATTTGTGGAAGAAATCAGGGATATACTACATAGGAATATAAACGGTGTAAACAAGTTTAATATATGATTATGAACAGATTGAATAGTGAATTGAGAGGTCATGCCGTATCGTATGGCCTCTGCACACAATGGCAAGGTGACTGGCAAAACAATAAAAGCCAGCAAGAATTGATCGGAATGTATATACGGGGCATTGATTTTTGTATTGAACACGATTATCCGACGGTGGAATATATAAAAGGCAATTTTGACCGGAGTCTGCTTCATCAAAACCATATTTTTGTTGATGAACCAGTGATCGGAGGCGACAATGGTGTATATGTACTGAACGGTAAATGTTCAGGTAAACTTTCTTTCGGTAAATTTACAGTTGTTACTCTCCATTTGCGGCATGATAGTGAATTGACTCTTGAAGTGGAGGATTGTGCCAAAGTTTTTGTAAGTGTATATGATCGGGCTAAACTACATGTAAGGCAAAGCGATGTGGCTAAAGTTTATGTATATGTTCATGGTGGAAACTGTAAAATAGAATCCGAAGGCAATGTTATGGTAAGATATAAAAAGAATGGGGACTAACACGTTTTCTGCAATATATTTATTTACAGTATTTTATATTTCCAAATTATTTGAACGGTATCATAAATTGCAACCAACATCTCGTCACAATACGGTAGATACGTGCATTATTTATATTGTGTCTAAATTTTAGAGTAAATATAACTATTTTTAGTTACCGATTCTTACCGTTTGTTACTGATGTTTACCGAATTTATTTTATTGATTTTTAGGTTGTTGTATGGTGAAAATATCGTTTCTATATTTGTGTCGGAAACAATGCTATTAGGTTCATTACGTGGTTGTCATGAACTGGAGTAAAATATTATAGGGCATTCTCTTTGAGGCAGACAACCACATTAGGCTTCATCGGGATTTGCCCTTTCTCTTTACTATTATGTCAAGCGTGACTATTATATTAAGGAGGGTTCAGTAGGTACGAGTAATGGCGTATTGGGGTTCGATTCCCTACCTACTACAAGATCGGACAAAATAATTCCCCAAAAGCGGAGATGTCCGAGCCGCTGATGGGGAAAACATTAACTTTATAGTGCAAAGATATGGAAAATTTTAATCAGTTAATACCTATTGATGAGGGAAAAGGTAAAAAAAGAACAATGACCTCCTTGCAGATTGCAGAAATTACGGGCAAAACTCATTCAAATGTAATGCGAGATATTCGCAATATCCTTGAACAACTGGAAGATAGACGACAATTCAGTTTTGAATTATCATCAAGACCTCAACCTATGCCAAACGGTGGAAGCAAAGAAGTGTCTTGTTACATTCTCACCAAAAAGGATTGCCTTCTTCTCGCAAGTGGTTATGATGCAAACTTACGAGCCAAAATTATTAATCGTTGGGA